TATTGTCGATTTTGAGCACTATTTCTTTCTCGTCGCTGCTCTGCGGTGAAGAAGCCTGAGAAATTCTTATTGCATCCATAATCGCCTGGTAAACGGCTTGGGCAACGGTATCAGCGAAATCCCCCGCAAAGCCACTCCGCCCCAAAGGCACCACTGCCTCCGGCCCGCGTTCACCGATCATGGCCAAAGTGGGAGCAGTAACTATGCCGCCTTTTGCCAGCTTGGTGATTTCCTTAATGTTGATGCCCCAGGTCTTGCCTGCCAAACCGGACAAGCCAGGGATGTACTTAAACCAATCGGGTATTTTAATTTGCAGCTTATTTAATCCACGAATTACCCAGTTGATGCCGTCTATGATTAGGTTAAGCGGCACCTTAACGATGCCCCAGAGCGAATCAAACACGCCTTTGAATATTAACCTGATGCCCTCCCAAGCCTTCTCCCAATCCCCGGTGAATACGCCGGTTATAAAGTTCATCAGACCGATGAAAATGTTCTTAAGTCCTCCGATGATGTCACCGATGGACTTGAACATATTGTCAAATACTGCGACAAATACGCTGCCAACGAATTCAGCCAAGGGCTTGAACACATTCTGCCATAGGAACTCAAACACCTCAATAAGCGCCTCTATAATCGGTTTAAATATGCTTATTAAGAATTCTGCAAGTGGTACAAATACATCATTCCAAAGGAAGCTTAGTACAGCCGATACAGCTTCTACTGCAGGCCCAAACATTTCAGCCAATGCATTACCCAGCGGAACAAGCACGTTCTCCCAGAAGGATTTCGCAATGCCCGCAACTGTGCTAAAAGCCACAGCTAAAACATCTATGAGTATCCTACCGACTGGGACAAGGACAGAATTCCACAGCCATTTCAAGAAGTCACCAAAGGGCACTAAAATGTTTTGCCAGAGCCATTTCGCTGCACTGCTAACAGCTTCCCAGGCAGCAACAAAAACACCGGCAATGAACTGCCCCGCCGGCACCATTACATTATTCCATACCCATTTCAATACTTCCCCTACTTCCTGGATTACTGGAACGAGTGCTGATTTTAACCTTGCCCATAACTGGTCAACTTTTTCCCTGAACTCATCATTGGTTAGATAAGCAGTAATTAATGCGCCAATCAAAGCGCCAATCGCAGCCACAACCAGCAGTATCGGGTTTTCTAGTAGCGCTGCCCAGGCCAATTTAGCCGTGGATTGCAAAGTTGTAAAAGCGCCAATTAAATTATTAATTCCTGTGTATATCGCAATTGCAGCTAAGGCACCTGCAATAGCGCCTAAAGCTGGCAAAATGATATTTTTGTTTTCTACAATCGCATTTTTCAGATTTTCAAAAGCAGTTCTTACCCTGGCGGCCATTTCTTCTGCTCTTTCGCTTACAGCGCCGAAAACACCGGCTGTTTCTTCAATCTCTGTTGTATCAGCTGCAACTACCCCACCGCCAGCTGTCACATCGGATGCAGCACCGCCCTCGGCAATGTCTAGCTGATGCACTTCATCAAATGATGCCACGGCACCTTTGGCTTGCTTGCCGGCTTCCGCCGTCGCGTTGCCCAGATCCTCCATGGCTTGCGCCTGTGCTTGAGTAGCTTTAGCCTGCACCTGTGGAGCTTTGCCAAACAGAGCTTGGGCAAAAGCCGCAAAAGCCGCCGTTACCCGAGATAGCCAGTTAAACAAAGTCTGCAACACAGGCAAGACAGTATTCACAATCGGCATGAACGCATTGCCCAAATTTATCTTAATATCGCGAAGCGTTTTGCCCAGGGCGGCTAACCGGCCGGCGTAGGTGTCGGCGTACTTAGCCGCATCGCCAACTTGCCACTGGGTTTCTTTGAGAATGCCATTGACCTCAGCTTGTATCTTTTCCTGCTGTGTGAGCTGGTTACGCGTTTTGCCGATACTCTTGGCATATTCCTCCCACATCTTGGAGACATTTTTAGTCACACCAGCGTTGTCCACAAGGATAGAGTTCTCGTTTTTCAAACCCTCTGTAGCCGTCCGTACTGCCTCGCCTAGTGTGTAGCTAGACTGTCGTCCAAACGCCGCCGCGTCTTTCAAGCGCTCCAAAACCTGCTGAATTTGTTCATCGTTATAACCCCGGGCGGCGAGGTTTTTGTATGCGGTGATGGCATCTGTCAGTGGGATTAGACCGTCTTGGATATAGTCGTTTATAAAAGCCTTTGCTTTTGAGAAACTCCTGCCTTGGCCAGTCAGGATACTTTCCAGGCCGACAAAAGCCCCCTCAAGTTCACTAGCTGCGTTGAGGCTGTCTTTTACTAATTTACCTACAGCAAGTCCGCCAAGCACCGCACCTAGCCCAGCCAGAGCCTTTTTCATGCCTTTTTGGAATGAGTTCATGCGCTTCTGAGCGGCTTGCATCTCTTTATACAGGGCCGAGAAATCGGCGCCCGATCTTACCATTAAGTTTTTAACTACTGCCAACCACCTTCACCTCCCCGCCTAAAAGTGCGTTTAGCTGCTTAACCCGTTCTAGCATTTGCTCATCTGTCATAACTTTTTTCTCTTTGCCAATGCTACCAAGAATTTCTTTAAGCGGCCTTGGTTGCTGGTGTTTCTTGCCTAGCCAGGCGATTGTCCATTGGGAATTCAGATATGCAACGGTGATTGCTTCTTTGAGATCATCTACTTTCCGTTTCTGATATGCTTTCGCAAAGATGTTTAGTTCCTTGGGTGTCATTTCCCAAAACTCACTTACTGGAATACCAATAATGGCAGCGAGTTCAAGAGCTCTGTCTATACTGAACTCTTCTCCTCCGCTGCCTTCTGCCCGTTTTTTTCTTCGTTTTCAGTCTCGCCAAATGCATTTTGAAATGCTTCACCCATGGCTTCTATGACAGTTTTTAGGTTGCTATGCTCGTCAACTAAATCCATCACTTTTTCAGGTGTCAAATCTTTATCTTCATGTTGTAATCCTGCCCATATTATTATTGCTGTTTCCTCCATTGTGAGGTTTTCCATATCTATTTTGGATATGGGCTTTTTCAGTTTTTTCTCTATCAAATGCAAGGCTTTCATGCCATAACGGAAATTGCGAACTTTGTCTAGCTGAATGGGATAATAACTCACCTTTTATTCCTCCTATATATAAAACTTAAAGGCTAGAGACACCTCTAGCCTTTAAGTTCATGCTCCAACGGTTAAAGTAGGCTTCCCACTAACTTTGATTGTGCAGGAAAACGCAAGCGGGTCCTCAAGGTCTGCACTGGTGGAAAACCCAGTCACAACACCATCAAATTCCCAGCTGGCAATATTATTGGGAAATTGTATTTTGAATGTTTCTGTTTCTCCACTCTCAAATAGGTCATACAGCTCTTTCTGCCCCTTTCCAGTTTCCGGCTCGAAATACCCTTCTAAAGATACTTCTCCGCCGTCCTTGAAACCACCGATAAACTCCCGATAACCACCATCAGAAGCAAGAGTTGTAACGTCAATGGTATCTGCCGAAAGTTCAAGCCCACCGATACTGGTCAAGCCTGCCACTTCTACAGGTGTTGTATCGCCAATCAGTAATTTCGTCCCTAATGCTCTTTCTGCCATCGATTATTCCTCCTTAAAGTAAGTTTTGAAACTGATCACCTTGCGGTATAAATCCACCTGAGCCTCGTAAAGCTCAACACCTTCGCCCTCAAAAACAATCTCGTCAATAAGAGGTCCGGTGCTTGCTAATTGCCGCCCCTCAAATCCCATCACTAACACCATAACCTGAGCGGCCAGACTCCTGACATCTGCCGCCCGGGCATGGATTACGTTAAGCTCAACTGTCACACCTTTGCTCTTATGCCATCCCTCTAGGCTCTTGTCGTAGTCTCCCAGCGTAGTTGTGTAAATAAGATAAGGTGCTTCCGTGCCCTCTGGTGCGCGCATCGGGAACACCTTATTATTTAGGCTGGTTATGGTCATTAGCTCGGTTCGCAATGCCGCCTCAAAGGTCATAGAATCACCTCAACTTGTCAATTTCTTTTGCCAACACATCAACAACAGTTTTCTCGATTCGTTCTTTGTTGTCCACGAGGCTATCACGCAAATAATGATAGCCCGGCACATAGCCGCCGTCACGGGTCATAAAACCATATTCCATCGACGCCGGATAGTAATAACGCTTGCCGTCTTTCGTGGTTTTTACAAAAACATCATTCATTGCCGGGTTCATGGTAACCTGATATACTTTTTTACCTTTCCTTCGCGTCTTTTCGCCTTTCAGGATGATGCCTTCTTCCAAAGCCCCAGTCAGGAATGGGGCCTTTTGTTTTGCTGCTTTCAGTGCTATTTGTGCTCCCTTTTTAGCGGCCTTGGTAACGCATTTTTGGGGGAGTTTGCCCAGTTTTCGTATTGTTTTTTCGAGTTCTTCCATCCCTTCGATTTTGAATTTGACTTTGTTGGGCATCACTTCACCTTCTTGCAATACATGAGCAAATCCCGGTTGAGATTTTTGACATTAATGACTGACAGAATCTCATATATGCCTTCTTCGTCCTGCACTCGCATCTCGTTCGTTATCCCTGAAATATATCTTGTGCGGAATTTCACTTCTACTTTGCTTTGAGTCTGCTCTGCTGCGAAAAATTCATTTCCAAGCAATGGTTCTTTGCTAGCCCATATGTTTGCCAGGCCATCTACCGGCTTCCATTCATCGATAGGTTCACCTTCTGGATCATATCCCGGCTGTAATGCCAATATGGTTATTTTATTCCGCATATCGGCTCTCATGGCCCCGACACCTCTATATATTCTTTCGATAAAGCAAGGTGAGCTTTTAGGGCGAGGTAGCTTCTTAAGAACAGTTCCGCCTGCGCCGGGTCTTCATAGCCGAAATGAGCTTTGCAGTAAACGGTGATAGCGCGTTTGATGAGCGGGTCGGTATCAACGATCCTATCCGGGTGCACGCCGGTCAAGCGCAGGTCCGCTTTGGCCGCGTCAATTAGGTCTTGAATTTCGGTATCCAAGGCAGCACCGCTGACCCGCAGGGCGTCTTTTACATCGTCAAGTATAGGCATTAGGAATCACCGCTTTTCTTTTTGGCCCTTTTCTCTTCCGGTTCTTTTTTGGCAGTTTCAATCAGCTGCACATAGGGCAGGTAGCCCTTGATATATCGCTCCGGCACCTCAATGATCTCGCCTGGCACGATGTAACCCTTCCTCAAAGGGCACCAAACCCTTTTTAACACTTTGCATTTCATGTTCTCACCCCCCAAAAGGGAGAGAGGGCACAAGGCCCTCTCATTGTACGTCAATCTTGTTGTACGTCAATCTTGGTGATAGCAGTCGGCTGAGCGACGTCGCAGTCAAAGATGGCGGTGCCCCGGAAGTCGATCGCGTTGTTGAGAAACCCACTCTCGGTGCTACGCTCGATCCGAATG